GAATGCTCTTTCAAGATTTGATTGATCATTATCAAATGGAGAAGAAGTATTATGATCTTGTCGTTTCTAATATTACACGTTTAGGATCTGGTCCTAAAGAACTTGTATTTCGCCAATACACAAAAGAAGACTATAAACGACTGAAATTTAAATTTAATGGTTGTGAATCAATTGAAGAAAATTATTCACAAGTTTATCAAGACATGTTTGCTCTTTTCATGCACAATGGAAAGAAAAATGGCACATACTTAGAGGTTGGTAGCGGAGATCCTTTTTGGTTAAACAATACATATCTTCTTGAATCCAAATTCAATTGGAAAGGTATTGGAATTGAATATGATCAAAGTCTTTGTGAAAAGTATACAGCAAATCGAAAGAATCCTGTTCTTTGTAGAAATGCTCATGATGTAGACTTTAGACAACTACTAAGAAATAATTTTGACAAGAAAGAGATTGATTATCTTCAACTCGATTGTGAACCATCAGAATCGACCTATAGAATTCTAGAGTCTCTACCACTGGACGAATATAAGTTCGCAGTTATCACATATGAACATGACTATTATGTTGATATCTCAAGAACTTATCGCGATAAGTCTAGAGAGTATTTGAAATCTAAAGGTTATGAACTTGTGATTTCAAATGTTTCTCCCACAACTTGGAGTTCTTTTGAAGATTGGTGGGTTCATCCTGATTTGATTCCACGTCATATCATCGATAAGATTAAAAACACTAGTGATTCTGTCAAAAAAATAGATGATTATATGTTAGGTGAACCTACAAAAGAGGAATCAATAGTTTCTTTTCCTACTACAAAAGCAAAGAATACTTGTTGGATTGTAGATAACTTTTATGAGTCCCCAGGAGAAGTAAGAAGATTTGCATTAGATCAAGTTTATATTGAAGGTGGATTTGGAAAAGGATTCATTGGAAGAAGGACAGAAAATCAATTTCTCTTTCCAGGACTTAAAGAACATTTTGAATCCATTATGGGAAAAACCATCACTCGATGGGAAGAACATGGAATGAATGGTAGATTTCAAATTGCCTGGGCAGGTGAGCCTTTAGTTTATCATTGCGATAGTCAACGATGGGGAGGAATGCTCTATCTAACTCCTGATGCTCCTTATCAATGTGGAACTACTTTATATGCACACAAAAAAACCAGGGCAAGAACATATTTTGACTCGGGTTGGGATGCAGCATGGAAAGATATTCCTGGAGATCCTCATTTAGACGGAACTCCTTTTGAACCAGTAGATGTTCTTGGCAATGTTTATAATCGTTTGGTAATTTTTGATGCAAGTTGCATTCATTCTGCTTCTCAATATTTTGGGACAGTAAAAGAAAATGCCCGTTTATGGCAAATGTTTTTCTTTGATACCTGAGTAAACATAAATATTTAAAAAAATTATAATGACCAGAGCAAGAAATCTAGGTGATCTTGCAGGAGATCAACAAATAACTGCACATAATAATAATATTGGAATTGGAACAATTCTTCCAACTCAAAAATTGGATGTCAATGGAAATATTAGAATTCGTTCTGGTCTTTATGATAAGTTTAATAATGTAGGCACCGCTGGATCAATTTTGGTATCCAGCGGTGTTGGTGTTTATTGGGATTCTCCAACAGGTGCAGGTGCCCAAGGAACGCAGGGAATACAAGGAATTCAAGGCGCTCAAGGAACGCAAGGAATTCAAGGAATTCAAGGAACACAAGGCATTCAAGGTATTCAAGGAAGCGGATCTGATGGTTCTCAAGGAACACAAGGAACACAAGGAATTCTAGGTCTTCAAGGCATACAAGGTATTCTAGGTCTTCAAGGCATACAGGGAGTTCAAGGTACACAAGGAATTCAAGGCCTTGAAGGGACGCAGGGAATTAGTGGTCTTAAATCACTTATCAATAATCCAAAGACTTCATCTTATGTACTTACAATTGATGATGTTGGTGAATTAATCAATATTACTACTGGTGGCGTTACAGTTCCATCAAGTATATTTTCTGCGGGAGATTCGATAACAATTTACAATAACAGTGCAAATCCCCAAACAATTACACAAGGTAGCAGCGTTACTTTAAGACTTGCAGGAACTTCATTAACTGGAAATAGAACTCTAGATCAAAGAGGTATAACAACAGTCATGTGTGTTGCTTCAAATGAATTTGTCATTTCCGGAGCAGGATTAGCATGAGCATTATTCAATCTTGGATTCAAACTAGTGATCAATTTTATCGAATTAGTTCACCTCAAGTGAACTTAAACATGAGAACTTTTATTGGTAGTAATCTATATGATGCAAAATATCGCAAAAGAGTTATTATTGACTCTGGTGTTATTATAGGAAGTAATAGCACAGCAGTTGCTGCTCTTCAAATTCCTAGTGCTTTGGGAGGGGATTTAATCATTGATAACTATGGATCTATTCAAGGTGCTGGTGGTCCTGCAGGAAATACTGGAGGAGACGCAATTTTAGCTCAAGCATCTTGTAAAATTAATAATAAATCCGGTGGAACAATTTATGGTGGTGGAGGAGGAGGCGGAACTGGTGGTACCGGAGGTACTGGTGGAAATGGAAATTTTCAACAAACTGTAGGTACTGGTGGTGGTCGTGGTTGTGTCTCAGATTGTACTACTAGTTGTACAAGTAGTTCAAACCCTGGTACATTCTGCAGATCTCAGTGTGTGTTTAGAAGTGATGTTTGTTATCCTTTCGATCCTGGTTTTTACCAGTGCTTCGATTGTGCAAGAACAGATACAATTCCTACCACAGGAGGTGCTGGAGGTGCTGGAGGTGCTGGTGGTAGAGGAAGAGGTTATGATGGTGCTCTAGCAGCAGGTTCTGGTGGTTCTGCTGGTTTTGCTGGCGGAACTAATGCAGGTACAGGGGGCACTGGTGGTGCTGGTGGTACTGGTGGCGATTGGGGACAAAGTGGTGCCCCAGGAAATACTGGTTTACCGGGTTCAAACGGTAATGCTAGTAATGGTCTTGCCGGTTCTGGTGGTGGAGGTGGAGGTGCGGCAGGTTACTATATAAATGGATTAAGTACATACGTTACACTTACAAACAACGGAACAATTGCAGGGAGATCTAACTAATGGCAATTCAGTATACAATTAGAGAAGTTACACCACATTCAGTTACTGTGGATTATGTGGATGGTACTTGGGCTGTAGTGCCCTTGAGATCTGATATGAACAGAACTCAACTCGAAACTTTTATCGCAGACTTTAATCATACAGACTCTACATTTAATAGTATTGAGGATGTTCCTTTTGAAGTTGGTGAGCAAGTCGTAGCAAAAAGTTCAAAAGATCTTTCTATTGAAGCAGATCAAAAATATAAGCAACAAATTTTAACTTATAAGGAAATTAGATCATCTCAATATCCATCAATTGGTGATCAACTTGATGCTCTTTACTGGGCAAGAACTGGAAACACTACACAACTTGATGATATTAATGTTAAGATTGCAGAAGTAAAAGCAACATATCCAAAAGATATGACACCTATAACTAGAGAAGAATATGATGCTATGGTAGAGGAGATCGCAAACAATGTCTTGGGTTGAAGATTTAAAACAAAGAGTTGGAGATAGATTAACTATTTGTAAGGAATGTCCTTTCTTTTTAAAACCAACGAGACAGTGTAAAAAATGTGGATGTTTTTTACCTGCAAAAACTGCTATTCCAAATTCATCTTGTCCGATTAACAAGTGGTAATAAAAATCATAAATACCTAAAGAACATAATAAGTCTGAATAGATGAGTAAGGCTAGAGAATCTGCAAATCTAACATCAGAATATAACATTTATTCAGACATTAACAATAATAATGTCGGTATTGGGACCTCGAATGCAACATCAAAGTTGCACGTTGTTGGTGATGCTCTTGCAACTGGAGTAGTGACTGCTACCTCATTCTCTGGTTCTGGATCTAATTTAACTGGTATTGTAACTTCAATTACTGCTGGTTCTGGTATTTCAATAGATCAAAGTACTGGTAATGTAACAATTACTTCCACTGGAGGTGGTGGTGGAGAAACCATCAGTCCTTTCTTACTAATAGGAGCATAAACAAATGGCAACAACATATAAAGTACTTGGGCAAAGTGCTCCAAGTGCAACCACAAATACAACACTCTATACAGTTCCAGCAGCAACAAGTACAGTGGCATCAACACTCGTAGTTGCTAATCGTGGAGTATCAACAACATTTAGAGTTGCAATAAGACCCGCAGGAGCAACTCTTGCTAATCAACATTATATTGTATATGATAGTTCTGTAAATCAGTATGATTCTGTATTTTTAACCCTAGGAATAACATTAGCAGCCACAGATGTTGTAACTGTGTATGCTGGTGCTGCTACTTTATCTTTTAGTTTATTTGGATCGGAGATTGCCTGATGAGTATTCGTAATGTAGAGGTATCTAAAATTGCTCCTCGTAAATTATCCAAGAATTCTATTGCATCATCTACTGTTCCTTGGGTTAGAAATAAAGCATGGCCCACTTTAACAGAACCTTCAAGTAGTGAACAAAAACTTGTTGGTCTTTATTCTGTTTTTCCTGGTGATGGATCAGGAACTGGAGGTAATTGGTTTGCTGTAACTTTTTCAGGTGCTTACACAGTTAATTTTGGAGACGGAACATCAGTTAATACAAACAGCTCCACAGCAACATATAAACAATATGATTTCAATAATGCAAACCTCTATGACGCTACCGTAACATTTACTGATACTGGAGATTTAGTTACAAGAAATTCTCACGGATATGTGGATGGAGACACCGTAAGTTTTTATCGTATTTCATCAACAACTGGAATAAGTGAAGGTCAAACTTATTTTGTTATTAATGCAACTACAAATACTTTCCAAATTTCAGCAACTTCTGGTGGAAGTGCTATTGCATTAACTACTAATGGTTCTGCATCTTTGTTGCCTTATAAGATTGCAACAGTAACAATTACTCCACAAGCAGGACAAAATCTTACTAATATTGATTTATCAACGAGACATAATCAATCTGGTCTTACTAATAGTTACACAACTGGTTGGTTAGATATTGCACTATCTGCACCTAATGCAACATCAATTGTAATATCGCCAACTTCTGGTTCAAGACATGCAAATCTTGAAAGATTTAATTTAATTGCATCTGGTAATTTTACATCAACCAGTAACTGGTTTTATAACTGTTTTAAATTACGGGAATTTATTACTCCTTTTAGTGTTACTGCACCAGTAACCAATATGAGTTCTATGTTTTATAATTGCTACTCATTAACTAGTGTTTCGTTGTTTAATACAGCATCAGTAACCAATATGAATTCTATGTTTGGCAATTGCAATTCATTAACTACTGTTCCGTTATTTAATACTGCATTAGTTACTAATATGAATTCTATGTTTTATATTTGCAGATCATTAACTAGTGTTCCGTTGTTTAATACTGCATCAGTAACTAATATGAGTTATATGTTTTATAGTTGCTCCGTATTAACTAGCGTTCCTTTATTTAATACTGCATCAGTGACTAATATGAGTGGTATGTTTTATAGTTGCTCCGTATTAACTAGCGTTCCTTTATTTAATACTGCATTAGTGACTGATATGTCTAATATGTTTTATAGTTGCTCCGTATTAATTAGTGTTCCGTTGTTTAATACTGCATCAGTAACTAATATGTCTAATATGTTTTATAGTTGCTACTCATTAACTAGTGTTCCTTTATTTAATACTGCATCAGTAACCAGCATGGCTTCTATGTTTGGCAATTGCTACTTATTAACTACTGTTCCGTTGTTTAATACTGCATTAGTAAATAATATGTCTAGTATGTTTAGTGGTTGCAACTCATTAACTAGTGTTCCTTTATTTAATACTGCATCAGTGACTAATATAAATTCTATATTTATTGGTTGCTACTCATTAAATAGTCTTCCTGCATATAATTTTAATGCGGTTACTAGTAGTGGTAATTTTAATTCTATTTTTATTAATTGCAGTTCTTTATCAAGAATTCAAGCAACAGGTTTTAGATTTTCATTTTCCGTCTCTTTTTGCAATCTTTCATCTACAGCACTTAATGAAATCTATACCAATCTTCCAACAGTAACAGGTCAAACAATTACTGTTTCTAGCAACTACGGCACAGCAGCAGACAACCCAGCAATTGCAACAGCAAAAGGTTGGACTGTTTCTGGATAATTTAGGAGATTAACTATGGAAAACACACAAGGATTTTATAAGAATGATGGTGGTATATTACTTTATGGACCAAATTTTGTATTGAATGCTAATTATGAATTAAGAAAAGAAACCAAAGATGATTACTCATATCCTGTTGATGGGTGGCATTGGTTTGATAGTGAAGATGATGCTAAAAATTATTTTGGAATAACTAATTAAACTATAAATATATAAAAGAATATCAAATCTTCTAAGAGTTCTAAGAGAATTTAAAATAGCAACACTCAAATCTCTTTCAATAAATGATACTGGATTTATAAAGTTACCAACAGGAACTACAGCACAAAGACCTTCATCACTAACATCAGCAATGATGCGATATAATACTGATTTGGGATTTAATGAATATTATGATGGAACTAGTTGGAAAGGTCAAGCAGAAGAATTGCCAGGTCTTGCTGGAAAGTTTTTTAATGGGGATCGGCGGGCAACAATTTCAAATGGAAATATAGGAACTCTTCCTCTCACATCTACAAATGATAGTAGTAATGTAACCGGAACAACAGGTCTTCCATCACCTAACCATAGATATGGTGTAAATGTATGGCCCTCTATTGCATTTGGAAATGGTATCGGTGATTTTTATAGATTTATTGCAATAGGATATTTTAGACCACCCGCAACTGGAACTTATACAATATATACTTCTTCGGATGATGGAAGTGGTGTTTGGATTGGAAGTCTTGCTCTTCCTTCGGCAACAAGAACTGCCGCAAATGCTACATTAAATAATAACTTGGGAAATGGTCAAGGAGATACAAAAAGATCAGCAACGATATCTCTGACCGGCGGAACCACCTATCCAATTAGAATAGTAATGGAAGAAGCTATAACCTAACTTTTAGTTGGGATGGTCCAAACATAGCGGAGACCACGGATTTAAGAACGTACTTTTTTGCACCATTCTTTTCTAATGGTACAGTATCATCATTTTATGGATGATAATCAACCTGATTTAATCTAGAACCACCTCAAGAACTGTCACAGACCCCTCCACAATCGCCTGGAAGGGGTCTTATGGTATGTGGAGTCCCAATCCCCCACAATGAGGTATTCAACGCTTGATAGACTGCTTTTCTTAGGATCTCTATTGGTTCTAATGAATTGGGCTTCTCGTCTAACTGAGGTGATTCTTCATGCTGTATTTTGAACATCGCGGATACGGTTATTCCAAGAACCGTTGTGAAGATATTGTACATTGGTTCATTGGAACCTATCTTCCAAGACATAAAATTGACTTGGTAATTAATCATCGAGGACTTAAGCGAGAGTTTGTTCATGGTTGGGCAAATATTGAAGATTCGGATTATCGTCCTCGTTGCTTCTTTATCGAAATTCAAAGTAATCTGAGTCCTTTCAATTATAGCACAGTTTTAATGCATGAACTCTGGCACGTTTATCAGTGGGTCAAAGGTGATCTGAGAGAACGTGGCCTTAAACGTCTCTGGAAAGGTATCGATCATACAGAAACAGACTATGAAGATCAACCCTGGGAGATTGATGCAAGAGAAATGGAATCAAGACTTTATCAAGAATATGAGGCCTCTTGACAGGGGCCTCTTTTTTTGTTTATAATCTGCCTTGTCCAGGTTGAATCCAATATGGCTAAATAATTCTTTGAGAGTCTTATGAAAACTGTAGAGAGACATCGGTATGAGGGTGATAAGATCTTCGAGACTCGTCAATTGACTTTTGAACCTTATCGATACTCAGAAGCAAACATGAGTCTTGTGATGGGATTGATTCGTAAGAATCTGACACCAGATCTTTTGACACCAAAGTATCGAGAAGAAAATAAAACAAATCCAATGTTTGGTCATTGCTATCATTCGACTCAAGCATTATTTTATCTTATGGATACAGATGCATTAGTTCCGATGTGTGGAACTGATTATCGTAATGATAAGCATTGGTGGTTGCAGAATGAAGATCGGATTTATGACCTTACTGCAGAGCAATATTATACTGTAGGTAAACTACCACCATATCATAATGGAAAACCAAGTAAATGGTATGGATGGAAGCAAAGGCCCCATCAGCGCTCTTTAGACCTGATTGTGCGAGTTTTGGGAGAGCGTGTGACAGATTCTAGACTGGTACAGAAGGGTTGACAGATCAGTTGAAACTTCATATACTTACATGGTAATTAATTCTGATCATGTTCAACAACATGCTCCTTAAAAACCCAAGTGACATTCGCAATCAGTGGTTGATTGAACCGTTTTTTAACTTTTTGAATGATTCTCAAAAAAGAACGGAATGTCAAAGTCTAATCAAAATTTTTCAAGCTCCTACTGGATTTGGAAAAACTTTTGCAGTAACAAATTTTTTCATTCCTGAACTCTTTAATAAAGATGTTAATCTTGTAGTCTATGCTGCACCCAATGTAGAAAACATTGACTCAGATTCTTTTGTAATTTCTGGTCAAAAATATGGATATTTCTTCACTAAAAATCCTGACGAAGCATTTCGATTTCTAAAACAAGGTCATAAAGTTGTTTTGGGTCTTACTCACTCATATCTGTGTAATGCAAGTAAAAAGTGTCAGATACACCGAAATCAACTAATTGAATTGGCTTCGAATTCTGCTTGGTTTATTGAAGAGTGCCACTCTTGGCTTGGTGTTACTGATCAAGAATGGTATAAAGACGTAATTGGTCACTCTACTCCTCATTTTGGCGGAACAGTATATAAACTTTCTAATACAGTTCTAAGTAAAACTGATCTTGTTTTTGGTATTACTGCAACTCCTACAAAACAACATCGAGGTGTTGTTGGTGATGTTTGCTTTGAAATTGTAAATGAGTGGTGTCCTGGATATGAGCGTCCACTACTTACCAAATGGTCAAAAAATTATACTGAATATAATGGTTATATTCTAGAAAAATCGAATGGTAAAACCCGAGCAGTGATTAATGGCGCTGTTGCAGAAGAGTTTCTTGTAAAATATGTTGAAGAGCATCATGTGTCCAATATTAAAAAGTTGAATCATTTGAAGACATATGATTCTAATGTAGTTTCCAAATTAACTTCATTGATTGTTTGTGGAGGAAACAATAACTCCAGACTTTCTGTGCATATTGAAGATGCATTGGATCATTTGGTCGATATTCTAATTGATAATGGGTATAATTCCTCTTGTCAGTGGATTTCCATCATGACCGACAAACAAAAGGGATTCTACAATTTGCAAGGAGATTTTACTTCAGCATCTGAAGATGATATCATTGCATCATTGAATGATTCCGAATCTGACTGTCAGTTTCTTTTGGTTAACAATAAAGGAAAAGCAGGTATTAATGTATTCAATCTAACTGGTATTTGCTCATTGAGAATTCGAGCACCAAAAACTAGAGATTGTACTGAACTTTCGCGTCAAATTATTGGTCGTCTTACACGACTAAATTCTGGACATGGTGATATTCTTGCAAAAGAATATGATTATAATCTTGAAAAAATGTGCCTCAACTATTGTAGTGATTTTGAAGTTGATTCTAACGTTTTTTATGAGACACTAAAACTTGCGAATACATTTGAATTTTATTATCCATCAACTCCAAATGAACACTGGGAACTTTCTGTAAGTGAATTTGAAGAATATTATACTCCTTCTTGGACTCGGGTAAAAAGTACTATTGAAAATTTGATTTTCAAAGATAAACTTTGTTCGGCATGTCCTCTTCAAATGAAATTTAAAGATGCCTATGAAGGGCAATTTGATAACTTTTCATCATTGGATAAGTTCTTTTCAATGTAATAAAGTGGGAATTATCATGGGGGACTTCCTTAGGAGTCCCCCTTTTTTACCATATTAATGTGACACTTGAAGAACTGGCATAGTACATTTGAATTTTGTCCGGTAATACCATATAATATTTTGGTCGAGGCAATCCGTGATGTTCTTTCTTCGCCCCCACCAGCAAATTGCCCTGAATGCACTCTTAAAGTACATGAAGGGTATTTGTGTGTTCCCCACAGGTGGCGGCAAAACTAATGTCGCTATCTTTGATGCACTTCGAGTCTTTCGATCAAAAATTGCAAAGACTGTTGTAGTTGTTGCTCCGCGTATTCTATTGGCTGAGCAACTTTGCAGCGAGTTTCTTGAGTTTATTACGAATGCATCTGTTATGCATGTGCATTCGGGAGAGACAAATCATTTCTCCACCACTAATGTTCTCAAGATCCGTGCATGGCATGAGGCAGTGGATGGTCACAAACTGATCTTCACTACCTACAACTCTCTTGACAAACTTGCCCAGGCAGAAATCGACGTAGATACCATCTATTTCGATGAAGCACACAACAGCGTCAAGAAGAACTTTTATCCTGCCACAGAATACTTTGCTGCAGAGGCAAAGCGTTGTTACTTCTTTACTGCAACTCCTAAGTACAGTGCAGTCATTCATAAACCTGGTATGAATGACACTGAGGTTTATGGTTCTATCATTGCCAAAGTTCCTGCACCTGAACTTGTTCGCGGTGGTTACATCATTCCTCCGCGTGTGGTTGCAACTCAACAACGTCTTTCTGTTAAAGGTGAAAGCATTGCCGATCGCGACTGTGAGTATCTACTCAACTGTATTGAAGAAAACCCTGTCAACAAAGTTCTGATCTGTGCGAAGGCAACTAAGCACATCATTGCTTTGATTGGTGAGACTGAGTTCGCTCAACAACTTACTGATCAGGGTTATTCTTTGATGCACATCACCTCGAAACATGGTGCCTTCATCGATGACCAAAAGGTCAATCGTGAGGTGTTCTTTGACACTCTCAATGCCTGGGGTAAAGATCCTGACAAGAAGTTTGTGGTTCTGCACCACAGCATTCTTGCAGAGGGCATCAATATTTCTGCTCTTGAGGCAGTGATCTTCATGCGCTCTATGGATGTAATTGGTATCGGTCAGACTGTAGGACGCACTCTGCGCCTTCATCCTGATGATGCCAAGGCAATTCAGTCAGGGGCTCTTGCGCCTGGTGACCTCTCATGCTACGCTAAATCTTACGGACTGGTGATCTGTCCTGTCTTCGACAAGGCATCTGGATCTACTGCCCGTGCTGTCCAAAACGTTGTTGATATCATCTTCGAACAAGGTGATGTCGCCGTCTCTACCATCAAACGATGACTCTTAATTTTCACAAGATGAGCTTTAATTCTTCCAAAAAAGACTGGAAATCCTACTGCGAAACCAC